TTAACAAGTCAAGATGATCTTTATGCTGGTAAACTTGGACAGTTAGTTACTGCTATTGATAAAGACCATACATCTAAACTTAATAGAGTAGTTGAAGCTGTAGATGTTAACAATGCTAACAAACTAATTAAAGTGGTAAAGCGGTATGAAAAGGAGATTGGTAGTACAGCTTCTACTTTTAAAACTACTCTGGTAGAAAGCATTTCAGACTACTTGGAAGAGTATATCCTAGAGGCTATGCCAACAAAAGCTATCGAAGAAGCAACTAAGAATAGAACAGCTAGAGAAGTTCTTGCTAACTTAAGAAAAGTACTTGCTGTCGATTCTACATTAATGAGTGAGTCTGTTAAACATGCCGTCGTTGATGGTAAAGCTCAAATTGATGATTTAGGTCACAAAGTTATAAAGCTCGAGAAAGAAAATAAGCTGCTTAAAGAAGCTTATACTACTACAAAAGCTTCTTTAATATTAGAATCCAAGACCTCACATCTTACTGGTAAGAAGAAAGAGTATATGATAAGGATTCTTAGTGATAAATCACCTAAGTTTATTGCAGAAAATTACGAATACACAGAAAGACTTTTCGACAAAAAAGAAAAAGAGAGACTTAGTGTTATTAAAGAGGAGGCATTTACTCATCGTAAAGTTAAAGCTGATGCCCCTAGACTAAAAATTTCAGAGAAGAAGAAGGCACCTAACCCATACTTGGAGGAGTTACAACGCCATCACAAATAATTTCACCCTGAAACAATGAGGTGCTTGTCACCTGAATATCTTGGGACTAGATCCCATGAGGTAAAATGAAAGGAAACGTCTTATATGAATAAACCACAATCATTTATCGATAGAGATAGAGCAGATGTCCTACTTGAAAAGTGGGCCCCTGTTCTTGACTACTCTTCTGATAGTGTTAAACCCATTGACGATGATCACACTCGCTTAAATACCGCTATTCTTCTTGAAAACCAAGAAAAATGGTGTATTGAGGAGGGATCATCCACAGGTAGAGGTGCCTTCGGACAGGGAACCAGCATGAATTCTATTTATGACCCTGGCGTCGGAACTATCAACTCTGGTGACAATTATGCCACCGGAGATGCTCGCCTTCCAAAGGTCTTAATCCCGATGATTCGTCGTACGTTCCCTGAGCTCATTACTAACGAGATTGTTGGCGTCCAGCCAATGTCTGGTCCTGTTGGTCTTGCATTTGCGCTTCGTTATGCTTATCAGTCCGATTACTTAGGTAACGGTACTGATGGTACGAACGCTGGCAAGTCAACTACTGGTCCTGGTACGCCTCCAAACACTCCTGACGGAGCTGATGGAGCACAA